GATGATCACGTCGCCGACCGAGGTCACTGTCACGGCGTCGGCAGCGTGACGCAACGGGCGCCCGCCGTCCGCCTTGCGCAGAGGCCAGGGCTTGCCGCCCGGCCCCTCGCCGCGCGCGAGCTGCGCACGGATCTCCTCCTCGACAGCACGCGCGACTGCCGGCGCGGCGTCGCGCGTCAGCGCCAGCGGCAGGGCGCGGAGCCGTGCGATCTGCAGATCGAGAGCGGCGCGGCCGTCACGAGCCATAGGTGCCCTCGCCGTTGGAGTCCTCGTCGCGCCCGGTGTCAACTTGCTTGTCCGTCCACACGTACGGCGACGCCTCGGTGTACGAGAGAGGGCCGCCTTTGCTTACTCCGCTGGCATCAGCGGTGTCCAGGATCGGGAGGTCGAAGAGCCCTTCGACCGAATCCGCGGCCTCCTTGATCTCCGCTCGCGCCTCGGTCGCGTCGGCCGCGATGGCCGCGAACTGCGGGTCGGCCGGATCGACACCACGGCGCAGGAAGCACCGCACGGTGACGATCCGCGTGAGCCACTCCCGTACCGCCTCGGGCACCGGCGCGGCGAAGGGGGCGGAGTAGCGCTTGCGCAATCGCGCGTCGATAGCGCGCGAGTAGTACTCGAGCTGGCCATCGACCCAGCCGGACGCAGCGGTCTCGAGCGCCTCGACGTCCGACTGCGGCATGAGCGAGCGCGCCTTGAACTCGGCCAGCGTGAGGTAGGCCGTCACGCGGGATCCTCCACTCGGCTGCGCAGCCACGCGGCCGCGAGCTCGAGCTCGCCGGCTGAGGCACCGACTGAGAGGATCTCTTGCGCGCGCGCGCTCATCACGACGCCGCCGTGATCAACAGCGCGCCGACCCGGATCGGCCCGGGGCCCCGCATCGAGCCCGAGTCCGAGCACCGGACACACGTCCGCAGAGATCTTCGCGCGCCGCAACCGACGGCGGCGATCGAGCGCCGCGCGAGCCTCGCCGCGCTCGTCGAGCGGATCACTCCTGACGGTGACGAGCTCGATCTCTCGGTCGATCTCTGCGGTCGCGACGGCTAGCGCCGAGCTCGCGACACTGGTGTGGGACCGGCGCACTTTGCCGCGGCACTCGGCGCACCGCGCCCGAGCCGAGCCCGACCGGAACGACGACGCGCGGCGCCCCTCGCCACACGAGGGACAGACCCTCTGCGGCGAAGAGCGCGGCGTGTCGGCGTCATCGGTCATGAGATCACGCGGGGGTCATCACGGAGACGGGCACGCAGACATAGCCCGCACCCGCGGTGAATGCGCTGGTGATCTCCTCGTAGGTGAGGGTGTCGGCCTCGACCAGCACGAAGGCGTGGAGCTCCGCCTCGGTGTCGAGCGCGGCGCCGATCGTCCCGGGGACGATCCCCGCAACGAGCGTCGCCGCGACGTCACCGGCCGCGCCGCCGAGGATGTCGCCAGCGGTGGCGTAGCCCGTGACGCTCGACGCGATGCCGATCGCCGAGGACGTACCGCCCGTCCACCCCGTCACGACCTCCCAGTAGGGCGTCCCGGTCAGGCGCAGTACGAAGCCAGCCGGCACCGTGAGGATCGCGGCGTGATCCGCCATCGAGTAGTCGACCGGGAGCTTGATCGTGAAGTTCTGATCGGCGCGCAGCCAGCGCCCCGATCCAGCGTCCGGCTGCACGACGAGCTCCTGAGCTTCGTCTTCCGCCGCCGTCGAGGCCCCGGCGAAGATCCACGCGGATCGATCGCTCTGGACCATCACGACCTGTCCCGTGGCACGACTCGCCGCCGTCACCGCGGAGAGTGCCGCACGATCCGCGATGCTGCCAGCGATACCGCTCGCGCCGGTCGGGCCCGTCACCGCGGATCCGCCCTGCACGAGCACGAGATTGCCGGCCGCGTCGTAGTCGAGCACGCGGCCCGCCTTGCTGCGCGACGTCGAGAGCATCGAGACGGTGGAGCCGTCCTTCGCGTAGCACTCGCTGCCGATGTCCGTCGCCGCGACGTCGTTCGGCCCGGCGTCGTTGGCCAACCACTCCGCGTTGACCTCGTCGGGGAGCGTAACGCGCACCTTGATCGTCCCGTCACCGGTGAGAGTCTCCGCGAAGAAGCCCATGAAGATCTGCGTCGCGCTCGCGCCCATCGGGCGCATCGTCCCCGTCGCGGTGTCGAGCCCGGCGGCCTGTCCCTGCACTGCTGCGGCCGCGCTTTCGAGTACCCACGAGTACTCTCCAATCGTCTTCGCCTTCCTGCGTCGCGTTGCCATGATCGTCATGTCCTTTCGTCAGCGAGCCGATCAGGCCGCCTTGATCTTGAAGAGGAGGTAGGGGTGACCGTAGCCGGCGACGTTCCGCCCGCTGGTGTGCCACTCGAGGACGTCGGTCCTGTCGAGCACCGCATCCACGCCGTTACCGCCGCCCCGCCCGGTGTAGTACCGGATCGAGAAGGGCTCGCGGTCGACGTACACGAACGCGCCGAGCTGCGACGCGGCGAGCTGTTCGACGATGACGTAGTACGACGAGTCGTACTCCGCGGCGACGAGTTCGGGCGCCTCGGTCACCTTGCCGTAGCCGAGGCGCGACGCGTAGCCCGTGAAGTCCGCCGAGCCGCCCGCGCCGCTCACGCTCGCGTTCATCGCGATCGACTTCGCGTCGAACAGCTGGCTGACCTGCGGGTACATCGCCGGGCCGCAGAGGATCCCCGCCGGCCGGAGCATGCGCGGGTCCTTGCCGTTCGGCATCTTCAGCGAGCGGATCGCCTTGTACACCAGGGCGAGCGCCTTGGCCGCGTCGTCGAGCGTCTTGCTGTTGTCGAGGCGGTACGTCGTCCCGACAAGCAGGTTCGCGAAGCTCCCGTCGTCCGCGTCCACCCCGTTGTTGAAGTGGTCGGTGGCGAAAAACGCCTTGCCGTCGTAGGTGGTGCCTACCTCGCCATTGGTGAGCAGGTCGGTGATCTGGCGCTGCGGCCAGTAGCCATGCTGCGCGCCCATCTGCGCCGACCACTCGGTCGCGATCTGCACGCCGTTGCCGTCGAGGTCCTCGAACTGCTGGCGACGGAGGCGTAGGCCCTTGCCGGCGGTCTTGTTCGTCCACTCGGTCTCGAGCATCAGGGGATCCTCGAAGTCGACGTTGCCGCCCTGGCCCTGGTCCGCCAGGTAGGCAGTGTTGAGGATCCAGCTGACGAGCTCGCGCCTCGTCATGGACGGGCGGACGCGGGTGATCGCGTCCCACCAGGTGTTCTCCGCAGCGACGAGCCGGAGATACTCCGCCTCGACGATGCGCTGCATGCGTGACTCGAAATCCATGAGCCACGAAACGGTGACAACGGGCATTGTTCGGTCCTCTTCCTTTCAGGTGGGGCTTCGAGGGCCCGCTAGTTCTTGGCCGCGCGGCGCTCGAGTTCGGCGCGCGCCTGCGCCCTGGTCATGACGCCGAGGATCTGGCGGTTGCCATCGACCTTGATCCCGGCGCTCGCCGAGGCGAGGCCCATCTGCACGTCGAGCTGGTGCGCCTCGCCGGGGGGCAGCCGGTCGGTGCCCTCGCCCTGGCCCTCGGCTAGCGTGCCACCGACCACGGCGGTCGCAGCGGGCTTGAGCGCGCGGCGCGGTGCCTGCTCGACGTACGCCTTGACGTCGGCGACCGATGCGGACGCGAGCAGCGCCTTGGTGGGCTCGTCGAGGTCGGGGCGCGTCGAGAGGAGACGGGCACGCTCCGCCTCCGTGGCGGTCTTGGCATACGCGGCGTGGACCGCTTCGATGCGAGCCATGCGGCTCGAGAGCGCTTTGCTCTCCTCGTCCTTCTTCGGCTCGCCGCCGTCGGTCTCGTCACCCTCGGCCTTGCCCTCGGGGGCCGGCTCGTCGCCGTCCGGCTCGTCGTCCTTCGGGGGCGGCGCGTCGTCCTCGGCGAGCTCGGCCGCCAGCATGCGCTTGGCCTTCGCGCGCTCCTCCTCGTCGTCGCCGCTCGCGCACTTGCGGAGCGCCGCGATCGCGTCTTCGTACGCCTTCGATGCCCGTACGCCCATGGTCTCGTCTCCTCTGGCGCCAGGCGCCTCAAACGTGCCGCCCGCGATGGACGCGAGCATCTGATCCAGTGAGGCCACCTCGTCGGCGAGCCCCATCGCGACCGCCCGGCTACCCGTGACGATCGCGGCTTGTAACGAGCGCATCGCGTCGGCCGACGTGGACCGCGACAACGCGACGTGCTCGAAGAAGACTCCAGCGAGCGCCTCGACGTTGATGCGCACCGCTGCGATCGCGTCGTCGGTGATCGGCGCGTGCGGATTGCCGTCGCTCTTGCGCACGCCGCTCGCCACGATCTCGGCGCGGATCCCGTGTGCGGCGTCCTGCGCGGTGGCGTCGACCATCATGTCGACGATGCCGATCGACCCGACGGCGCCGGTCGGCGGGATCGCGATCCTCGACGCGGCGCAGGCCAGAGCGTAGCCGGCGCTCAGCGCGGCACCGTCGACGTAGGCGTAGAGCGGGATCCCCGCAGCGGCGCAGGCGTCCCGGATCTCGGCGGCGGTGTCGAAGCACCCCGACACGATCCCGCCGGGGGAGTCGATCGAAAGAATGACCGCGCCCGGCTTCTCGGCGAGCGCCTCGAGCACCCTGGCCTTGATCGCGTCGTAGCTGTCGCAGAGCCAGTCCTCGTGGTGCATCAGCGGGCCGCGGATCGAGACGATCGAGACGTCACCGCTGCGCACGTTCGCCGGCGCTTCGGGCGCGTCGAAGATCATCCCCCACGCGCGCGGGTCGATCGCGCAGATGGCATGGGGCGCGAAGGCGCCGCGGCGGATCACGCGGCCTCCCGGACGAGCGAGACGGCGGCCGCTGGCACGGCCTCGGTGGCGCTCAGTGGGATCCCGAAGCGCGTGCAGATACTCTCCGCGTCGAGCGCCAGCCCGTGTGAGGCAAGCGCCTCGCCGAGCGTCTTGATCGCCGATGCCGCGGCGACAAGGGCATTGGCGGCCTGCATCTGGTCATGGGGCGGCGTTACATCCCATTCCACCGTCGGGCACTCGCCCAGCCGATCCTCGCCGAAGACGTTCAGCACCCACGCCGGGAGCCCCTGCGTGTTGATCGTGTGGGCGAGCGCGTCAGCGGTCGCCTTGATCAGGTCGGCTCGGATCGACTTGTGGATGTCGGCGTTGGCGAACCCGGCGCCGCCATCGGTCGTCACGGTCTGACCGGACGTCGCGATGATCATCTCCTGGTTCTGCTCCGCGATCGTATTCTTCCACGAGTCGGCGCCGAGGCCGTTGCTCTCGAGGAGCTTCACGTCGTATCCTGGCGTGAGTCCGAAAACCGAGTTGACACCCCAGGCCATGACCTTTCGGAACCAGCCCTGCTTTTGCGCCTCGGCTGCACCCTGGGGGGCGGTCGCGACCCGCGCCGGGTTCGCAAGCTTCGCCTCCCAGTTGTCGCGGTGATTCCGAGCGTGGTCCTTCGTGATATAGGCGCGGCCGAGGCAGCGCCAGAGCCCGCCCTGCCACGGAGCTTCGCGACCGCCCGGTGTGTGCAGGATCCATCGGCCGTCGCCGGGAGTGATCGGGATGAGCCCGACGGCGGCGCGGAAGTACCAGCGGTTTTCGGCCCATCGAAACACGAGGTACTCGGGGAGGCGCCGGACGAAGACGGGGTAGTCGCGGCCCTCGACGGGGACGAGCTCGCCCACCGCGACGCCGAGCTTCACACCGTCGGCCACGAAGCGCTCGAGCTCGCTCGCCGGGAACATCTCATCGAAAACGCTGCGGGCCTGGATGCCGCCCTGCTGCAGCGCGTCGACCATGTCGGCCGGACCGCGCCACCGCTTCGGGAGCCTGACGAGCCCACCGGCGCGGGTCGACATCACGCCGGCCAGCACGCCGTCCCGATCGACGGCGCGCATCAGCTCGCCAGCGGTGGAGAGGTCGCCGCCGTCGGCGCGGAACTCAGCTTCTTCTAGATCGCGGAGGTACCAACGCGATCGGGTCGGCGGCTGCAGCGTGAGCTGGCCACCGAAGCGCCTGCGCTGGCCCTCGACCTGCGCCGAGTCGAGCCCCGGGAGCGAAGAGGGCGGTAGGGCGTACGCGCTGACGGCGAGCAGCATGGCTCGCATCGCGTCGGTGACCCGCCTCGCCCAACCCACGAGCGGAGGATGGCGGAATGGATCCGGCCGAGCGTGTGATCCGCCGTCCACCGACCCTCGGCGCGGTGGACGATCAACGACCCCAGGCCGACGCCGGGATGCCGTAGCTGACCAGGACGCGCCGGCACCGAATACACGGCCGGCGACAGCCCGAGGTCCAGTTGTAGACCGCGCTCACCGTCACCCTGCACCGGCGCGCCACGAAGCGGACGCGCGTCCGGAGCAGTACGCGCAGCAGCGCGCGGCGGCCCCGGTTCACCGGGCCCCGTACGGATCGATCCCGCCGCCGTAGGGATCGAGCCCGGGCGCGCCCTCGTCCTCGTCGTCGTCGTCGGGCTCGCGCCAGCCGCCGTGACCCGTGCCGGCGCTCGCCGAGAGCGGCTCCCACGTCGAGAGGGCCGTCGCGTCGTAGCGATCGGGCGAGCGACCAAGGATCTTCCTCAGCGTGCGCTTGGGCGTGATCTTCAACTTGCCTCCGGTCCACTTCTCCCACTCGAGCGCGTGGAGCTCCGTCTCGAGCTGCTCGTCCTCGAGGATGGCTCCGCCCTCCCGGATCCAGATCCCGAGCGAGTGCGCGAGCTCGTCGCGGATCCGGTCGAAGGTCATCGGCTCGCGCACCGCGTGCTCCGACGCGCGCACCCGGTGGAGCTCGAAGCGCGCGCCGGGCCTCGAGGCGATCACGGTGAGGTGCGAATAGACCCGCGCGCCCACAGCACCCTCAGAATCGACAACGACGATTGCTCGCTCGCGCGGGTGCGGCGAGAACTCGGCGATCAGATCGAGCAGATGCACCGCGTGAGCCTCCGGAGTCAGCCCGAGCCACGTATGCAACGCTAGTTGCTTGAGCCCACGGCGCGCCGACATGCACGCCTCGTCGCCCATTCCGCTCTCGCCCGCCGGGTCGATCCCGACGTATAGCGGGCCGATCGCGTCGGTCTCTTCCCACCGCTCTTGCGATCTCGTGATGAGGTCAATCGGGAACGCCTTGCCGTCCTCGCCGAGCGGAAACTCTCCGTCGACGCGGACCTTAACGAAGGCGCTGTCGGCTCCGTACTTCGCCTCCATCTGCGCGATCCAGTCCGCCGTCGCGAGCCCGGGGATCACAACACGACCCGCGGCCACGTTGGGCGACTCGCGCGAGCTCACCGTGATCCGGCTGTAGAC